TACTCTTATTATACCATTTTGAGGCGGGGTTGTCAAGCCTCTTTGTCTTTTACTGCGCTGATATAGACGATATGCACCAATTCAAATGCGTGAAAATATCCCCAAAAAATGATGAGTAGAACAGGGATTTCGACAAAAACAGATTTGACAATGAAAAAGGAAAATATCCCCTTCACCGTCAAGATAGTGGATAAAAGGGAATCGAAAATTGAACGAATATAGATTTTCAGTTTTTCCGCTTGGGTTGCCTGTCGATAAAATTCATTTTTAAGAACATCTGCCATTTTTTTCATTTTAACGTTCCGTATGATAAAATCCTTTGTTCGGGTTCGGTTCCAAAACTTTTTTCTCCAGAACACCCTTTTCATTTTTCGCTCCCTTTTCCCATCGGTCTTTCTTTTCGTTGTATTTCAGTTCGTCCTTGTCCCATGCCTTGTAGTGGGAACAAACCACAACCGCGCCGTCTTTACCGTCGTTGAATTCGATTCGAAAATATTCAGGCTCATTTTCCAGAACCTTGATATTTTCGGGATGGAGCCCTCTGGCCTTCAGGTTTTTGATATAACGGTTCAGTTCGACCTTTGAGACTTTAGTGATTTTTTTCTTGTACTCTTTGATCTTTTCTTTTTCAATTTTGTCGAACATTTTCTGTGCCTTGCCATTGCGCCACGCCGGCGTATGCGTTTCTGCCGACGCGACGATATCGAAATAACCCTGATCCCTTGGATTGCGGGTTTCAACAATTTCGCCGACGTGGTTTTTTAGGTTCTTGATTTCTTTCTTTCTTTTCTTGTTGATTTCTTTGGTGAGTTTTTCCACCGCCATATTCTCGACGGCTTTCTTGTATTTCCGTTTGCCGAGTTTGGCGATTTTCTGGACGTTGGTCATTGCTAGCGTTTTCTTGTTTTTCGAACCCTTCGGACGCCCGCGATGCTTTTTCTCGACTCCCAATTTCTTGGTTTTGATTTTCTTGACTTTCTTATGTTTCACTATTTTCTCCTTTTACTTTTATGTTTGAAACAAATTACAAATTCACCATTGTAACCCTTGTGGGTTGATTTTACAGTTACTATTTGCTTGGCTCTGGGCTCTTTTGGACAACCAGGAATTTGAAATCGGCATTTGTTACAATCATTTCTTTCTATTTCTTTTGTCCATTCAGTGCTGCCCAATAACAGTTTTAATTTGATTTTATCGATCTGTTTTCTGGTCATTTTTTTTCGTCGTGGGAAAAACAAAATCTATTTTTTCCACATCCTTCAAATTCAATATCCATAAGCATTCGACTAGTCCATTTAACAGCACATTTGCCAGGATAATAATGAGAACAAGTTTTGCAGTGATTTTTGTCAAGATATTCATTTGGGAGTTCTCGATTTAATATCAAGATTAACTTAATTTTATCAATTTCTTTTCTGGTCATTTTTTCTCAAATTTAAAACAAAAAAGGGCTGGTGTGTATCCATTTTTTACTTTTAAACGGATCACAGTTTCCTGTCCCCAATCAGGATTCGGGCAAGTCTTGTTATGGGTGCATTTTTTGCATCTATTCTTGTCGATTATTTTTTGGTCGAAGGTGCATCCCAATTTCGCCATCAATTTGATTTTATCAATTTCTTTTCTGGTCATTTTACAACTCATGCGATAAACAAAATCTGCAGGTAGAACTATATTCATGCTTCACGTCAATTATTTCTTTATGGTAATTACGGCACGCACCATTTATTTTATTAATATATTTGCATAAATAACACATATTTGTTAAATAATATTTATCAGGTAAAATCCCACCCAATTTTGAGATCAATTTGATTTTGTCAATTTCTTTTCTAGTCATTTTAATACTTTAATTTCGAATAACATATCGATATGCTTACAAGAGTGCGTTTTCCAAGCCCATTTTTGGTAGCTCGGACAGGTGCATTGCCAGATTTTGTGTGTTTTTCTTGATCGAGCGAAGAATTTATCCTTCTTTTCGACAATATAGGTCGATTTTCGAGAAAAATTGAAGATTTTGTAGCGGAAATCCCCTGTTTTGGTAATTCCGTAATCGGGAATTCGACCAAAAAGCGGTTTTTCGATACTTTTTCTTTCCATAATACTATTTTACCACGTTTTTATACTTTTGTCAAGCGTTCTTTCGATTTCCAACATTTACATTCCCAACCGTTGCACCAATCATTGTCATTGTCTTTCGTATTCTCCACGAAAAACGGTAATTTCGGTATTCTGTATTTACAGATAACCTTTTTTCCGCCGTAGTCTGTTTTGTATTCGTTTCCCCACCCACAAGTGTGACAATTTTTTTTCATTCTTTTCATTGTCAAACCTGTTCGATCTCTTTGACGAAAAATCGATAGGATTTTTTCTGTTTCTTTACCCATTTTTTCGCTTCTGCTTCGGTTTCTGCGTAGCCGCGTTTATACTCACATCTACCCAATGATCTGCCCCATCCGTCTTGCCCATCGTAATCTTCGGTGATAAGCCAAATCGTCTTTTTTGAAAATAATGTCTTTTCCATTCATTCCTCCATATTGTTATTATATAACAATATAAGCGACTTGTCAAGCCCTTTTTGGCGCAAATAAAAAGGCGACCGAAGCCGCCTTTCTATTATATCATACTTCGTTTAGATTTTAGTCTTTTTTCCGTGCTCCGCCGTGCCCACCGCCTGAATTGCCGCCGAATGAACGTGGGGTTGCGTGATAACCACCACTACTGCCACCGAATGAGCGAGGTGTATAACTGCGAGGTGTATAACTGCGTGGTGTATAACTGCGTGGTGTATAACTGCGAGGTGTATAACTGCGAGGCGTATAAGACCGTGGTGTATAACTGCGAGGTGTATAGCTGCGAGGTTTTGCCTGATATCGCCGATTGGGCAATGGCGCAGGATCAGTCTTGTTTCTCAGCCGTGGATAATACGGATTGCGCAATCCATTTCGACGAATGTGGAAATCACGATTACTGTTGAAGCGTTTGTGATCGCGATACCAATCCCTGTCGCCACGCCAATTCCCGCGATTGTGCCGATAATAATAATTGCTCCAAAGTCTGTTATAATAGTTGGTTCCCCACCATGCGGAAAAATAATCGTATGAATACCAATGCATGCGCAATGAATAACGATTGTAGAGATTACCATAAAAATAATCATACGGCATAATGAAGATGCGACCACCATAAACCACCAGGAACAAATTGGAAAAATCATAATACGAATACATGATGTCCATTTCAGCGTTCGCCCAGTCGACGCTCGTATAGTCATCAGTATATGCGTATTCGGTTTCGTCGGGGGTCGTCTGTGCCTGCGCGGGCATGATCGCACAACCTGACGCCAACATCGTTCCTAAAATAACCAAACTTAAAAATAGTTTTTTCATTTGCTACCTCCACTATATATCAATCAAGAATGATACCAACTTTTTAAGGGGTATTTGGGTCAATACTGTCCTATTTTAAGGACTCAGCTGTCCTCTTTTTTACACAAGTTCTGTTTTTCCCACTTACGCCGATTTTTCTTTTTTTCGTTTTCTTTTATCTTCGCCACCATTTTGACACTATACTTATACAGGCGCGGAGTTTTATTTATTTGAATATTTCTCGTCATTTTCTTATATTTTGCCATGCTTTTATACCTCTATTTATTATACCACACTGCGTTGGAAAACAATAAATAGATATGAAAATATATTTATAGAGGTATAAGAATTGACGACACAAGAAGAAACTAAACAACAGAAGCGCAATGATGATATGTTCGTCTCGCTAAGAGAATATGTTGATTTGCGGTTTATGGTTGCAGAACGGGCGATTGACAAAGCAGAAAAAACACTATCCGCTCGTTTGGATACGATGAATGAGTTTCGCTCCTCTCTGAATGATGCGCAAAAAACATTCTTGACCAGGGAAAAGTTCGATATGTCTCTTCAACAGGTGGTTGATGATATCAAAACACTTGAGAAATGTGCATCGTTAGCCATCGCTCGGCGCGAATTTGATGAGCACTTGCAATCGTATGCGATTTTGAAAACTGATATTGATACTGCCAAAGGAAAAGCGAGCACGGCGCAAGTTTATTTTGGCTGGTTGCTGGCGGGAATCAGTTTGATACTTGGGATAATACATTTGTTTGGAAAATAAATTAGGATAGAAAATATGGATAAATCAGTATTTGGGGTATTAAAATATGGTTGAACCCTTGCGCATTTTATTACTGGAAGACGTGCCCAGCGATGCCGAGTTAATGGAACGTGAACTTCGTAAAGCTGGTATCATTTTTACAAGTGAGAGGGCGGACGACGGCGAAAGTTTCATTAAAGCGCTGGAATTATTCAAACCCAATTTGATTCTGGCCGATTTCAAACTGCCGAATTTTGATGCTTTGCAAGCGCTCGATTTGATTAGGGAAAAAATTCCCAAGATTCTGTTTATCATCGTCACCGGCGCAGTCAGCGAAGAAGTTGCAGTCGAATGTATGAAGCAGGGGGCAGATGACTATTTGCTGAAAGACCGACTGGCTCGACTGGGCGAAGCAGTCATGAATGCGTTAGAAAAACAGAGTTTGCGGAATAAACATGCTGAAGCGGAAGCGACGCTACGTAGAATGGAAGAGAATTTTCATCGTTCGTTAGATGAATCTCCATTGGGCGTTCGTATTTTGACCGAAGATGATGAGACTCTTTATGCGAATCGCCAATTTCTTTATTTCTATGGATACGACGATATTACGGAACTGAATAAAGTGCCGACTTACAAACGCTATACTCCTAAAAGTTATGCCGAATTCAAACATAGAAAAGAAACCAGAAATTTAGGAGGTTTTGGGCCAAGTGAATATGGAATTGAAATTGTCAGGAAAAATGGCGAAATTCGCTATCTTCAAGTTTTCCGCAAGGCAATTCTTTGGAATGGTGTTCAGCAGTTTCAAACCATTAGTCAGGACATCACCGAGCGCAAACAGGCCGAAATTGAACTTGGTATAATAAAAAATAAAGAATTAGAAATTTTGGATAAAGAATTGGAATTGATAAGAACAGATTTAGAAGATTTAATACAAAACAATAGGAGAAATAAATAATATGATAGATCCAGGAACTGTTGAAAAGGTTGGGGCGGCTATTTCTGCGGTGAATTGGGCGGGAGTGGTCATCATATTATCCGCATTAATTCCCATTTACATTTGGTTATTTTTGCAGTTTAAAAAAAATAAATCAGAACCCGCAACAATATCAGAAGAACAGTTAAATATTTTATTAACCAAAATACAAATAGACTGCCCAATTTCACAAAAAAATATTTTAACTGATATTTTTAATAGACTTACAAAAAATAGGGAAATCATTGAAGATGTCAAAACGGAAGTTTATACTGTAAAAGTTTGCGGGGTGAGGGTAGAAGAAGGACTTGAGAGGATATCGAGAAATCTTTTGGAATTACTTGATAGTATCAGAAGAGTCATAAAAAAATAAATGTTCTCCCACCTTGATACCCAAACAAGGTTATATTACGAGAGGCAAACACGCAGAAAAGAAGCAGTCGATATACTCATTCAGTTGCTTCTGCTGAAGGACAAAATCCTGAAAAGCATGAAAGATTTGAACTTTTCTCCGCAAAAATATAACGAATTAAAAGGTTTGCTCGAACAATTGACGAAAGAAATCGAAGAAAATATAGAATTTAAATAATTATTTATTACCTTTGCTTAAATTCTCTTCTGCCCATAACGGTTGGAGATTGGTATAATGACAGGCTACTAAAATTTCTTCTCTATTCCCAAGATTAAACTTTGATAACGGAATGATGTGGTCAATATGCCATTTTCCATAATTGTCCCAAGACATTCCTAGTTGAAATTGTTTTTCTAAGTGTGTTTTTAATTCAAGGACGGAGCAACCCGCATCTTTGACTGCCGAACCTACTTTCTGATTATTTTTAATAGCTTTGTATAATCTACTGCGCAAATAATTAATGAGTTTAAAATTAATATCAGTTTTTAATCTATTATTAGCGTATTCCCTTTTATATTCGTTTATTTCTTTTTGATGATTTTTTTGATATTCTTTAGCATATTCGAGTCTTTCTTTTTTATGATTTTGATAATATTTTTTCACACATTTGAGTTTTTCTTCTCGGCAATTTATGTAGTTTTTTTTATCTCTCTTGCTTTTTGCTTCTTTTCTTTCTTCCTCTGTATACCCCATTTTCTTTGCCATTTTAAAACCCCCAACCAAGTTTAAATTAGGTAGGTAATTTGAAAAGGGTTGGCTTTTCAAAAAGGGAATGACCCCTGTCCCTACACTATTATTTAGTGTTTTTGTTCAAAATCAATAAATAAAGGTATGGCAGAAGATCAAACCATTGATACAGAGCGTCCTCTCGACCTCGATTATTTTCATCAAGAGGAAAATACCGATACTGCAACTGTAATAAGCTTTTTGCAAGAATATAATAAAGTCGGCGGACTCTTTGTAAATTGGTATCGTTTGCAAGACCCGAACGCTGGAATGGATCCGGTTTTCTTGGAAAAAGCAGATAAGAAATGGTGCCGCCCTATCCCGATCAAAGCAGTATTCCAGTATCTTGAAGAAATGATCGAAAACCAGAGATACGGCATCCAAATTCTCGATGAAGTCAATTTAATCATCGAAAAAACATATTGGACGGAGATTACCAAAGTTGCGATGCCAAGAATTGGCGATTTGTTTTATATCGAGCACGTTAAATTGATGTTCGAAGTGGTTAATGTGGTTGATAGTGATGCAAATTTTTGGGGCAATAAATTGACGTGGAAAATGACCGCTAAGACGTGGCGCGAGGACAGCGCTGATGCCGATGTTACGAATGATGTTACGGAACCAGGTTGGGCGCCTGATGAGATTGCTGAAGCAGTTGAACAGGGCGGCGCTTCGGGTTGGATTGGTGATCCTCAGCCCGGACAAGTTGTTGCGGGGATCGAGGCGAAGTGCGAGGAATTGCATACGTATAAACCTGGTGAAAATCCATTTGGTAACTATGCGTGGCTCCCATTCGCTTTTCTTTCGTGGGAAATTTTTTCAAAAATATTTAAGGGGTTTATTGTATGAAATTTAAACTTCTTGAAAACTATCTCTATCACGTTACGCATACTGATAAAGTACCATTAATTCAAAAGAAAGGTTTGCTGCCGATGCAAACGAGCAACTGGGTGAAGGGTGGCGGCGACAGATACGGCCAGGGCGAAGTTTACGCATTCACCGATCTTAAAGATGCGATCAGATGGGCGGCAAGAATGGATTGGGATTTTAATAAAAATATTGGCACAGGAAAAATATCAGTCCTGCGTTTTAAAAAGTCAAGCGATTGGGAAATAGACGAAAATGATCCGATGTCTCAGGCGAGCAAGAAGGGCGACTGGCTGAAAAAAATAGGCAGAGTGATGCCAGAGGAAATAGATAAAACTGTTCCCATCACAACGGACATAACGCAAAAATTGACAGATTGGGACGCGGAATTCGGGGAGGAAATATTTCAATGAAATTTAAAATTACAGAAAGTAATGTTTATCACGAAGCAGGCGTAGATTATATGACTCCCCCTGTTCTTCAAGATGAATTATATGATGGTGGCTGGATGCATTTTGTTTATAATTGGTTTCACGTGCCATCAGGAAAAAAAGGGACGCATTCGATATATGTTCACCATGCCGATGAATTGGATAAATTATTAAATCATTGGAACGAATCTTCCGATGATTGGAAATTTACTCGATAGGAGAAATAGAATGAAATTTAAACTATTGGAAGGCGATTTAAAAGGTTCTTTTGAGTCGGAAGAGAAATTCTGGGAAGTCCTGAAACAAGGATTCGAAGTGGAGCGAGAACACGCAGACTCAATGGATAACTGTCCTATTTCCGTGATCCGAATTGCGCTCGATCATTTGGGGGAAGACGTAGAATACTATACAAAATTGAAAAAGATGGAGAGTGGGGATCAGCCGAAAGAGGGCGAAAAGGACGACGAAGAAAAAGACGACGAAGAGAAAGAAGACGACGAAGAAAAAGAGGATGATAAGGAATCCTTGAAAACCGCATAAAAATGAAATTCGTAATAAAAGAAGGATTGGACGATTCCTCCGCCGAATATTATAGAGGAGTAACCATAGGAGAAGCAATTTCGGCTATTCCCAATGGATTACAACCTTCCGCCAAAACAGAACAAATGCCAATAGACCCTACGATTGTCGAATACGCGATTGGTGATGAATACTTCGATATGCAGGAAGAAGAAATTGAAGATTGGATTAAAAATACCGTTCCGTGGTATGACGGCTCCGTAGAGAGTGTTTCCAACGGAGTAAATGTTACAAGTGATTTTAATAGTGCTCTTGATTATGCTGGAGAAGAAGGTGTGGTTTTGGGAATCAGTCCATTGGGCGATTATGTCGATTTTGATGATATTCACGCATATATAAAAAATGCAAATGAAACAAAAATAATTTTTGTTTATTATCAAGACAGTTTTTACGAACCAAAAGAATTTTTAAAAAGGATGTCTAAATGAAAAGTGTCGAAGAAAAGATTGCTGAAAAAAAGAGAACGTTGAGAGATATCGAAACGACTCTCGATCAAACGACGAAGCTATACGAAATCACCACGAAGCATTATGGCGAACTCTACGAAGCGAACGAAGCAAAAGTCGATGGTAAGCATATTGCTGGTATTGCGTCGCTTTTGTCAAGACTTAACGACCTATTAAAAACCAGAAATGAAATTGAGAACGAAATCAATACGTTGCTTGAATTGGACGATGCGCAATCACAGGGCGCTACGCCCGAAGGCATCAAAGGATCGAAGGACGCAATCCTACGAATGGTTGAGGGCGGAAAGAAGGGATGAAATTTAAAATAATAGAAGACGCAGAAAAAGACCACGCTCGAAGAATCGAGGCGGCCAATGTCTGGAAAAAAGCAGGAAAATTACCAGATTCTTTATGGACTATTACGGAAGGCCGCACTACATTAATATTGTCATTGGAATACGTTAATAAAAAATATAACGATTTGGATTTGCTTTTAGCAAGAAAACAAGATTCAGCCAATGGGGTTACTGCCTCATTCGGACATTATCATAATAAAAAAGATAAATATGTCATCGTTGTTTATTGTTTAATGCCGGAAATGAAAATGAAGGAGGATATTTTTAAAAACAGCACACTGGAAAAGAGTTTTGTGCACGAATTTATTCATTATTTGGATAAAAAGCGATATACCTTGAAATATGATGAAAACACCGTTAGTCTTCAAAAAGCAGGCAGGATGGAAGATTATGTCAATACTCCGTCGGAGAGCAACGCTTATTATCAAGAATTGACACACGATTTTGAACAGTTTTTTCGTGAAAACGTAAAAACATTAATCGGAGAAAAGGACAAATATAAAAAATTAATTTTTGGATCATTTTCGGCTTTTTTAAATTTTTTACGTCCATTTATGAAACAAGGGTCTTTTTATAGTGATTTAAATGAAAAAAATAAAAAACATTTTCATCGCCGACTTTATGGATTTTATGTGTTGATGAAAGATAAATTCGAAAAAGCGATAGCAAAACAAAAGGATTAAAAATGCCCATTCAACCAGTTATTCGTCAGTCCTTGCCCACGTTGACCACCGACGAACTGGAGATATTTAAGAAGTGCTCCGAAAATATTCTTGAATTTATCAAGTATGTCCAGATATTCAATCCCGAACCTGGAAGAGGGTGGTTGAATTTTGCAGACGTTATCTACCCGAAACAGAAAAAGATTTTGAAGGAATTGCAGGATCATTGGCGCAAAAAATATATAGTGTTATTGTCACCCAGACAGTCATCGAAAACTACGCTGGTTATGGTTTTTATTCTTTGGCTGATTACGTTCACCTCATCGTCAAACGTCGGTATTCTCGCAAACAAGAAAGATAACGCAAGAAAGATATTCCGCCGCTTTTCGGGAATGTATGAAAAGTTGCCGAAGATGTTCCGCCTTTCTGCGTCAATCAGCGACAGTAAATTCGAGTTGGAATTGGAAGACGGCACAATCGTATTTTGTGCCGCAACGTCCAAATCAGGCTTACGGTCGGAATCGTTGACCCTATTGTATTTGGACGAATTCGCGTGGCTTCCAACGCCTGAATTACAATCGGAATTCTGGACGAGTAACTACCCGATCATGCAGTCGATGGACGGCGGCCTGATGGTATCATCAACGCCGAACGGGAAGGATTTGTTCTATGATTTGTATCGCAAAACACAGAAGGAAATCGACGGCGAAGAAAATCCGCTCTACGATCCGAAATGGATTTTGGAAAAAATTCATTGGAAGGATGTCGACCCCAGAGGCAAAGGCAGAGACGACAGATGGAAAGAACAGACTATTCGTGATCTTTCCGTTGGTGGCAAGAACGGTGCAGAACGATTCGCGCAGGAATTCGACAATTCGTTCGAAATTCAGGCGGGCGTCAGTCGCTTTTTTAACCAGGATACGTTGGCAAGACTTCATCCGGTTGCGCCGATGTTCGAATGGGTTCCGCATACTGATTACGCGGGCGAACCGATGAGAATTTACGACCAAGTTGGCGACCAGACTTTTCTCGTCGGTGTCGATGTGTCCGAAGGCAAATGGCTGAATTTCTCCACCGTCGTCGGCTTGTCAGTGCGAAAGAAAAAGATTGCAGGCGATCTGGATACGTTTGTAACTCGTCAGGCATTTCAATGGATGCACGCAGGAACACTTGCGGACGACTTATTCGACTTCTTGTTTAACTTTTTAATCACGCAATTGAATGATAAATGGTTTTTGATTTTTGAGATTAACGATGTCGGCCGCATCTTTTCATTACGATTCGAAAATCTGCTTGGTGAGATTTCTTCAGGCGAGTTTTCCAAGAAAAATGACTTTTTCAAGCAAATATTAGTCGATAAATTCTCTGGAAATAACGAAATGATGGTATCTTACCTCACCAGGCGCGTCTATAGGTCATTAGGCGGAGCAAAGAAACGCGCCTATGTGCCGTGGGGCTTCCGAACCGACAGAAAGAACGCTATAGACCTTAAAAATAACCTTAAAACTGTTATTGACAAAGGCATGGTGTCGGTTTGTGATGAATTTTTACTCGAAGAAATGCGTTTGTTCGAAGATCGCAAGGGGAAAGAGGTATTAGCACACAGACAATATCAGGGAGTCAGTCATTTCGATTTGGTGACTGCGCTGAAATTCTCGACGTGGATGCTTTCCGACCGCGACAGAATTAAAGACGTTATGACGATCACGCCGTTGCTCGAATTGGGCATGAGTCGCGAACGTCAGTATTTGGATGCGATTCTGGGAGCGAATGCGAATAGAACCCCGCGTGAGGCATTCCGCAGACAGATGGAGCGGGATAATATGGAAGAATTACGAAGTGATAATGAAGTGCCTCTTAAATACGATGAGGTAACTGCGAAGGATATGGGTGATATGACTTCTTTGTGGAGATCGGCAAGTCAGGTTTGGCGAAAACGATAAATAAGAATAGGAGACAGGTATGACCAAAAAGGGTTGGATCGATCACATGATGGAAATTACGGGAACTGTGCCGCCATCGAGGGGTGGAAGGCGAGATGATTGGACAAATGAGGGACATCGACACATGAAAGAGAATCCCGATTGTCCGGAATGTGCAGCAAGGAGAAAAACCAGAATGGCAACAAAAAATAGAAATTGGAAAGACGAGGCATACAAAGCGGTGGGTATGAAAAAAGTTAAAGGCGCATTGGGCGGGACTTACTGGGAAGACATTTTAAAATACGGTACCAGAGAAGAAATCGAATTTTTGCGGGAATGTAAAGAAGAATTGCTTGAAAGCAGAATGCTTGGTTCATTAATTGAAAAATTTCCAGAATTTAAAGATAAAGTAATGAAATTATTTAAACTTGATGAAGTGGGGATCGGTAAATTAACTTATTTGGACGACAGGGCTTTATTAAGACAATATAAACAATTTCTTATTGGTCTTAAAATCGAACCCACAATTACTGCTTTAATAGATTATATTAAAAACCAAAAAACAGGTTTGGCGAAATTTTAGTTTTTAATAATTTGTTTAAGTTCAATAATAAGAGAATTGACGCTTTCAATAGAGATTTCGTCGGGATAAATAGCAGCTTCCAAACGTAGGCCACGTGCCACAATAGCCATTCCTAACCAACTCAAGAATTTTGATGCTTTCAGCTTTTCCGTAGAAACGTATTTATAAAGAGTTTTTTGGAGAAATTCAAAAAACATTTGTTCAACTCTTATCATTTTTTTCATATCTTAATTATACCATTTTTCACGATGTTTGTCAAGCCTATTTTGATTTTTGTGGTTGGTGCGGGAAGAGGGACTTGAACCCTCACTCTGTTTCCAGAACCAATTTTTGAAACTGGCGCGTCTGCCATTCCAGCCATCCCCGCATTATTTCCATTTGTATTTTTTTAAGTTATTTAACATATAATTCGTTATTGCGCCTGGTACAAAATATTTACCACATCGATATGCTATTGAAGGGTTATGATCCCAACACTTAACACATTTTAGCGCCATTTCATTAGCAACTTTTTCACTATTTAAAATATAATAGAGTCGCCATTTGTCGGTATTGAATTCAATACCTCGACAGAAAGATTTTTTATTATTGAGAAGATTTATTTTCATTTTTCCATCGATACTTTTTTAATCGGACGAGCATATATTTTGATAATATTTCCGGATGAAACAGATTACCACACGGGCATAAATGATTAATAATCCAGCAATTTGCACAAGTATATGCTATTTGAAAATCAACTTCTTGCGGGGTTAAAAGATGATAAAGTCGCCATTTGTCGGTATTAAATTCAATACCCTGACAGAAAGATTTTTTATTGTTTAAGAGATTAATGTGAATGGCGGGCCAGGCACGGGTCGAACGTGCAGGATTGGTTTTGGAGACCAACCGTTTAGCCATTAACGGACTGACCCTTCTCGAAAAAAGAAAGGGCCCACAGACGGGGCCCTCTCGAAAACAAATCTACCACCACCTTATTTTCTCGTTCATTCACACTTATATTATACCATAAGTTGTTATAAAATTCTGGTGCAGGAAGAGGGACTTGAACCCCCACTCGTTTTTCAGAACCAGTTTCTAAGACTGGCGTGGCTACCATTACACCATTCCTGCATTTGGGGCGACTGACCAGATTCGAACTGGTGAGTAATGCGTTCACAGCGCACCGCCTTGGGCCACTGGGCTACAGCCGCCATATTTGGTAAGGAAGCTCCGATTTGAACGGAGATAACCAGAGTCAGAGTCTAGTATCCTAGCCTTTGAATGACTTCCCTATTATTGGCAGGAGATGAGGGAGTTGAACCCACCGCCTTTCGGTTCAAGGCCGAATGTTCTTCCGTTAAACTAATCCCCTATTGCTTATTTGGCAATTTTATTGATTTAATAATAACACAGATTGTTGCTTTACTACATTTTAATTCTTTACTGATATCTATTTGTCGTTTTCCTTCTTTATACATTTTAATTACCAATTCTTTATCAATTTTTTTTGGTGTTTCTTTATATTTCCAATTATAAAGTTCATTTTTATGAATTTCGAATTTCTTTTTGTCAAAATGTAAATCAGCGTGGCAATTAGAACATAAGATTGTGCATTTATTAACTTCATCGATTATTTTTTTCTTTGTCTCTAAACACGAATTTTCATATATTTTTATTCCGTGTAATTCGAATTTTTTTTCATTACTATCTTCGTGGTGGAAATCTAAAGCCCCTTCATATTGTTCATAATTACATTTTTCACATTTAAAAATATTTTTAATTTCTAATAAATTTTTCTTTTGACTTGGATATTTATTATTGTTTTTTTTGTGGATTTCAGCGTGGCAATTTCTACATAACAAAATACATTTTTTGACTTCTTTTTCTATTAAAGACCATCTAGAATTTCTTAATTTATTAATATCAAATTCTTTTTTGTTTGGGTTTTTATGGTGAAAATTTAATATCCAAATTCTAGATTCGCCACAGTTTTTACATTTCCCACCTAATAAATTAATTGCTTTAATTTTTTTAACCCATTGTGAGATATATCTGTATTCTTTTTTTGTTTTCATAGTTTATGTCCCCTACTATTATTTAGTGTTTTAAGACATAAACTTTTAACTTTTTTATTTTTATTAAAATAAATGCGCCCCTAGAGGAAATCGAATCCTCACCATAAACTTAGAAGGTTTGTATGCTTATCCGTTACACCATAGGGGCATAATATTCGCACCCGTATTAGGAATTGAACCCAAACTTAGGCGTTAGGAACACCTTTTGCTATCCTTTACAACATACGGGCATTTAAAATTGCGAAGCCCCACCAGGAGTCGAACCCGGACTTTAACGTTCGAAGCGTTACTCGCATCCGTTACAACATGGGGCCAAGAAATTCGACAAGGGAAAGATTTGAACTTTCGAGACACCTTACGATGTCTAACACCTTAGCGGGGTGCCGCAATCAACCAGACTCTGCCACCCTGTCATAATGGCGGATAGGAGAGGAATCGAACCTCCATATCCCCTTTCGAGGATTACTAGTTTTCAAGACTAGGCCTCGCGCCAACTGAGGTCAACCTATCCGTAAAAAAATTGCTGGTGCCCAATGATGGTTATGCTCCACCGCCTCCGGAGTGTAAAACCGGGATTCTACTATTAAAATAATCGGGCGTGGTGAGACGTGAGGGCCACGATCCCCCAGCTTTCTGGTTAAGAGCCAGATACTCTGCCTATTGAGTTAACGTCTCATAAAAGTGCTTGTCGAATTACCAAAATATTATTGATTGCGACTCTCGTATCAAGAATTATCCAAATAATCATAACGATAAAAAATACACGAAATGCTAATGATTTCCATTGAGTTTCATAATGATTTTTAACGATCCAAAACGACAGAATCAATACTGCTAAACTGAATACAAAGTGAAAAACAATTACTGGATCGGAACATCGCCCATCAGCAGTTCGCATTAGTCCTGCTTCTTCAATAGGTAAGGGGTTATGAAATGCGTAATAGGTCGTAACTGCGTCGATGATGTTGACGAACAGAATCCATCCGAGCATCAGATAGAGCAGGCGTTTCATATATTTATTTAGGGAAGAGTGTAGTATGTCTTATGAGTATATTAAAGAGGGTATGGCGCCCCGTGAGGAAGTCGAATCCCCATCTCAGCTTTCGTAGAGCTGCATTCTGTCCATTAAACTAACAGAGCGTAAAAAATAAAAACTATCATGCAGGGCTTGATACCTGCTTGTGGGACTTTCGTTACGTATGTCGGAAGGCGAAGCTTAATTCGCCGATCCTTAGAGCGGTAAACCTACTATTTTCTAACACCACTCACGTTTTGAGAATCTTGTTGGGTCAGTTCGGCACTTGGATTTAATGCGTCTTTAAACGCGACCCGTGCAGCGGTCAATTCCGCTTGGTCGTAGTGAACCGTATCCTCACTCACTCTCCTAGTGTGTCCTTTCCACACCGATGATAGTTTTTAAATATTGCGTGATCCCACTCCGGATCGAACGGAGAACCTACGCCTTAAAAGGGCGTTGCTCTGACCTAATTGAGCTATGAGACCATAAAAACCGATAGGTAAGCCTTGATACTTACTCTGTAGCATTTCGACATATTCACCCAGCGGATTGTGCGGTTTCTCTCCGCATCAAATAGGGTATGCATCCCCCGGATCATAGGTAGAAAAGTATCTACAATCTAGCCGCGACGCGTGTCCTTCCACGCCGCTATCGGTATTTTAAAACTGCTAAAAACTGCCGAGGGCGGGGCTCGAACCCGCATGCCCTTTCGGACGCCAAATTTTAAGTCTGGCTGGTATACCAATTCCACCACCTCGGCGTATTTGGTGGCTCAGCGCCGAATTGAACGGCGATTTCAAGATTTTCAGTCTCGCACTCTTCCATTTGAGTTACCGAGCCATAATTTGATTTGATGTGTTGCGGGAGAGGATCGAACTCTCACCCCTTGCGGGATATGCACCTCAAACATACGCGGCTACCGACTACGCCACCGCAACATAAGATATGGCGGGCGAGGAAGGGCTCGAACCTCCAGCACACAGAGGTTAACAGCCTCCGGCTCTACCATTGAGCTACACGCCCATTATTTCTTTCCAAAAGTATCGTCGTGATCTTTCAGTCCCAGTAATTCACCCACGCACGGTATCATTGTTACTAATAATATGCTGATTATTACCCAATCATTTACACCTTTTTCTTTAAGGACGCCCAATAATACCGAACAGAAAAGAACCACCGCAACTGTTTTCGCGATTCTTTTAAGATTAAAAATTCTTTTAAAAAAGGATTTCATTCTTTTCAGCGTAGTAAAACATAAACATCGCCTGAAGAAAATAAGTAAGCATCCACATAGTATTAAAATAATACGCGGATAAACAAAGGACTATCGTAATCAAATACAACACGACATAAATTCTTAATCCATCAAAAAAGTTTTTCATTCTTACCTCACACTACTATTATATCACACTTTGTTATGAAATGGAGCGGACTGCCGGCTATGCTCCGGCACCAAAAGTTTGGAGGACTCTTATGCTACTATTACACCAAGCCCGCTTATTATTCAAGACGGCGAGGAATTTTGCAATCCCATGCGCGGTTTTGCAGACCGCTCCCTGACTTTTCGGGCACACCGTCAATCAGCAACTCCCATATACTTACTGCGATAATCGATAACTTCCTTCGCCTTTGCGACAACTTCGTCCTTCGTCATTTTGATATATTCGTTATTCGCACCGGCGAGATTCTTGACAAAACGAGAATACGAAACCGTCGAAGCGGGGCCTGAATAGCCGAGAACTGCGACGATCACGAATACGTCGGCTTCGTCGCCTGCGTATTCGTCATTCATCAGCGCATTTTCCAATTCGTCGAAATCGGGATCATTCCTGTAAGCCTCTGCGGAATAGACTACGACTGCTACGCCATTCGAAACCATTTCAGGCTTACGGCGCAGATACAGGCCGACTTCATTACGAAACACGCGCATCACATAATCGCGATGAACGAATTCGATGTTGGAAGTCGATTCGGGACGTTCCCACGATCCGGGCGAAACCCAGGCGTTAACGTGTTCAGGAAGGGTCAGAACCATTTGTCCCCTGACTTTATCCGTCGAGAAATCGTGCAAATTGATCGCCTGTTCCACTTCAGCAAAAAATTGCTGATGAAATTGGGGGTTGACTTTACTGCCGACCGCGTTCGACTTGAACGCTTCACAGACATTCGAAATAAAAAATCTCATTGTATCACCTCATTCAAATTAAAGAGCGGACGGAAGGATTCGCACCTTCACCAAGACTTCGGCAAAGTCTTATGCTACTATTACACCACGCCCGCATCAAAGCCGACAGATGGAATTGCACCAACATAACTAACGTACCGAGTTAGTATTTTGCTATTAAATTATATCGGCGTATGGAGCTGACCGACGGCTTTGCTCCGCCATCTTGGGATTACGAAACCCATGTTCTGCTGATTGAACTAGGTCAGCGTGATTATTTAAAGTTAATAAATGAATTTCTCCGTGATGGGTTGGACATAAAATTTCTAAATTTTCTATTTTGTTGTTTTTTCTATTTCCATCTTTATGATGAACTTGTAAAAGACTTACATATTCGGTATAACCACATATTCTACATTTAGCTTCTAATATTTCAAATGCTTTTTTTCTATAAACAGATAGAGTAGATTTTCCGTTATATCCTGCCCAAGTTCCTCTTAATTTTGGATTTTCTTTAAAAAATAAATTTACACACCCTTTTGAACAAAAATGATGATCCGTTTTTTGATATTTTGTTTTTTTAATTTCGTATTCATTATGACAATAATCACATTTTGTCATTATTCGTTCTACTTTTCTTGGTATATTGAAACAAGTTAAACCACAATATTTTGAGTTAGCACTTTTATTAAAATATTCTTTTCCACAGATAATACATTTTTTCGCTTTTGCTTGTTTTCTTTTGTTATTATATGTTGCCGCACAAGATGATGAACAAAATCTATTCATTCTTTTTTCATAAGGAATAGGCGATTTACATAAAAGACAAAAATTTAAATTGTCTTTGTATTTGTCTCTAAATCTTTTTTTTCGTGTTTCATTACCTTTCATGCTACCGATTAGATGCCGCCGTTTTGCTTCTTTTGTTTTAAAAAATGTGTTATTCATACTTCTATTTATTGTTTTTTCAAAAAGCCGTAATCAAAAGTTGAACTTTTTGAAAAAGCCCCCTGGAGGATTCGAACCTTCGTTGTTTGAGATTTCTCTCTATCATAGCTTACAAGGCTATTCCAATCGGCCAACTATGGGAAGGGGGCGCAAAAAGAAATGGTGGACGTGACCCGGATCGAACGGGCGAAACCTCCTGGTTGCAGGCCAGGCGCTCTCCCAACTGAGCTACACGCCCATAATAGTTCATTACTTATATTATATCACAGATTGAAGTAAAAAAGTCCCCGGAGGATGGTTTGAACATCCGCCATCAGTCTTATAAGGACTGCGTTCTACTCTGCTGAACTATCCGGGGAAAATTATTGCAAATCAGAGTATCAACAAACCCACTATTTCGAAAGTGCACCTTCTAATAATAAATTTGTTGACGTGGAGAATCGAACTCCCATCTCCCCCTTCACCGGGGGCGTTCCACCATCGAACCGCTACTCTGATTATTATTGCTTGAAATATAACCCCGCCCGAGCCGGATATAAACGGTGATCGGGAGGGGCGCAGATTAATTAAAATTGCTGGTGCCGCCGAAGGGAATTGCACCCCCAACACCTTGCGGTGGACGCGTTTACAGCGCGCTAAGCTCACTACACTGCTCAACAACGGCATCTGGTTCCCCCACAGGGAATTGAACCCCGATCTAACGATTATCAGTCGTTTGCATTTCCGTTATGCGATAGGGGAATAAAAACCCACAACCCTGTGGAGAGGGCCGGACAGATTGCCCTCTCCACAAGACGGAAACAATGCGTAGCTCTGCGGGGAATCGAACCCCGGCTGCATGGTTGAAAACCATGTGTCCTAGCCGCTAGACGACAGAGCCGTGGTAGCGGGTCAGGAAATCGAATCCTGTTTGTTCAGCTTATGAGGCTGACGTGATACCTTACCACCCACCCGCAATAAAAGCCGGTCTCTCCCGACTGTCACCGTTCACCGTTATGTCGTTTAGGTTCTGTAATGGGGCTACGGTTGCCGTCCCTAAACCAAGACCGTTTTATTAGACGTCGAACGGACAAACGCCTTCATTTTAAAATTGCTGAAAGGGGAGAGGGATTCGAACCCCCAACTGTCGATGCAGCGCACCCGTTCTAGCCAGTTGAACTATCCCCAATCAAAAATATTGCTGAATATAAGCCGGTCTCTCCCGACTGTCACCGTTTACCGTTATGTCGTTTGGGTTCTGTAATGGGGCTACGGTTGCCGTCCCCAAACCAATACCATTTTGTTCTTCTGACGGAAACGGTATCAAAACGCCAATTTTTTAATAATGCCAGGTTGGATTATCGATTCTGGTGACGAACAGCGCCGAAGCGACAGCGGCAGAGATTGATAATCCAACCATCTAAACCTTAATATTACTGAATAAAATAAATGGTGGGGACTGACCGGCCCTGGCATCTCCAATTCACATGAGAACTGGCGCCGATTCGCTTCAATCCTACGTATGTCCCTTATTAAGCCCCGACAGTTCCGCTTGGGGGCTCCATTTTAAAATTGCAGTGCCGACGGGTAACGCTCCCGCATATTCCGCGCTGACAACGCGACGCACCTGCTTGTCTGCCACGACACTATAATATTGCAGAATCGGAAAACTGAGCGAAGGCGATCTGACCTTGCTATATCTCTCCGATGTGGAGAGCTAGTTCAAGGTCTTTAGCCTTTTCTGGTTTTCCAATTCATTTAAACCACAAAAATCAAAATATTTCAAAGATTCAAAGAACCATCAACGATGATTCATTTCATCCATTATACCACACTTTACTGCGTGTGTCAAGCCCCTTGCGGGGATTGTTTTCTGGTTGAGGTGACGCGTCCCGCCCGCGCGGCCTCTTGTGCCCAAAACAAGCGCTCTACTAACTGAGCTACACCTCAATAAAACTACAATCTTATTATATCACACTTCGTTTTCTTTTGTCAAGCTTTCTTATAAAAATCCAAAAAGTTTTGAATCGACATTTTTATTTCATTTTTACCTGCTTGTTTATTTATGTTTTTCCACTTTATGCGATAAACAATATATCCTTTTTGTTTTAAATAGGCATCACGTTTTAAATCGTGGATGATCCTTTCGGGATATCCGTGCTGCTTGCCGTCGATCTCCAAATCAATATTTTTGTCAGCAATATAAAAGTCGAGAAAATAGTTTCGATCTTCGCACCAAATAGGTTTGTTTATCTCAAATGGTATTTTATTATTATTTAAAACTTTTTCAAAAAATCGTTCTGGATAGCTTTTTATTGGCCGGGTTGTCCAGGATGGTATAGTACCATTTTTATGTCCGTGTTTTGATGCGCATGAGGGAGAGCAATATTTTACTAATCCTCTTTTTACATTTTTACTTCGTAAAGAAATAAAATCTTTTCCACAATAAATACAAACGGCCTTGTAGTTTTCTATATTCCGTTCTCTTGTTTTTCGTTCTCGGACTTTTTTTATTGTTGTATATTTTTTATAATGTAAATTGTGGCATTCTTTACATTTGGTTCCAAATCCGGATCGAATATTTACAATAATCTCTACCCCGCATTTTGCGCAGTTTATTGTTTTAGTGCGTTTATCTTCTGCTGGGTTGAAATCTCGATGCTCATTATTATATTTTGCTGCACACGAAGACGAACAAAACTTTTTATCGTTGTGATCGTAATACGGCAGAGACGAACCGCATTCTTGACACAGTTTTGGATTTTTTAAATATTCTTCTTCTCTTTTCTGTGCTCGTTCGTGTGATGAAACTCCGCCTTTTTTGGCATTTTCCAATTGACACCTTTTAAACTTTTCAGATTTGAACCAGTCTTCTTGCGTTTGTCTCACACTACTATTATACCACAAACCGTTTATTTTTGGGCAAGAAAAAAGGTCAGCCTTTTGGACTGACCTTTTTTGATGTTATTATTTAAACGATATAGAATAATTTTGAGTCCAAGAAGAAGATTTTCCGTTTTTCCAATGAATCGTAAGTTGTTTATAATATAACGATTCCTCAATATAAGATACATTATCGATATTTTCGTTATAATCCCGACGAGGGTCGTCCCGTTGCCGAATGACATAATGTGTAGCGCCTAAGTAGGCGCCGGCAGGCGGGACTATATCTATTGATATATGCCCAATACGATCACCTTGCGTTATTTTTGTGGTCGCTGGCGCTTGGGTTGGCGTTTGACTACAACCGAAGCTCACCAGAACAACAAAAACAACGAATAACAAAACAAATAGTTTTTTCATTTTTACCTCAATATTATTATATCATATTTTACTGCGTGTGTCAAGCCCTATTCGTTAAAAATTATA